CGAACCATTCGCATATACCCCCTGCTCTCTACACCTAAAAGAGCTTTATCTTCTGCGAGTTTTTCTTCTGTAGGAAGCCAAGGGTAAATTGTTTCTCCTGCTATAATGTTGGGAGACTTTTCCCCGTCTAGTCTGATATACTTACCATTCCATTTAGTCTCCCACTTATCGTCTAGGTTTGTGTCAACACTATCCCACCCATCTTTGGGGGTAGACCAAACACCGAAAGCATCAAACCTACTGTTTGGGTTACTCATTCCAATCATTTGAAATGAGGGGTTTTTAGACAAGTTTGTAAGACCTGCATTTAAAATCGCTTCAGAAAGTTCTGAAAGCTCGTCTCCGATTAGAATCACTCTTTTCTGTTTGATACCAATAAATTTACCGACAGCCTCTTTGGTCTTGCTCTTTTCAGCAGAGATCAAAGATAGCCCTGCTCTTTCAATAAGAATATCCTTCTCATTAATATACGCAGCATTACCAATTGAATCCCGAATCTTGATTGGTGCATCATCTATCACTGACAGGAGAGACATTACACTACCCCAGATTCGTTTACGGGCTTCACGAAGCGTGGTAGATGTCATCAAAACTAAAGTGTCTTGCGGTTGGCAAAGCCAATTGATGATTCCCCACGCTGCCATAGTATGGGATTTACCAGAAGAAGCTGACCCTCCAACAGCAAGGTATTTGTTTTCAAGGGCTGCGCGAATCATGAGAGTAGCCCAAGGATGACGAACCATTAATTTTTCAGGAAGATCTTCGCGGTTCCAAAGCTCGTCACATATCCTCCAAAAATAATACTCTCTTGCAACTACTACTTCATGGTTGGCAAAGCCGTACAGCAAAGCAGTTAAAAGGCTAGTCGGGGGAATTTTAAATCCTCCCACATCCATCTTTTTTGTTTTAGGATCAATGCGAGGCTCTAGTAACTGCTTGCTCCTTTGTTCATTTAAAGCCATAATTATATTAAACAGTAAGGCTAAATAAAATGGGTATCAATTCGAAACAAGAAATACAAGAACGAGCAGTCCAATTATATAATTTGGATTGGAAAACAAGTTCGATTGCAAAGGAGTTGGGTGTCCATGCGGGAACAGTTAGGCGTTGGTTTAAAAAAAGAGGTATTCCTGCCAGAAAGAATGGGCTGTCTATGACAGAAAAAACAGAAGAACCCCTAACTTCTACCGATAAATTATCGGAAGATATTGAACAGAATTTAGAAAACATGACGGACGAGGCCGTTCTTCGTGCAAAGCATGACGCTCGCATAGAGGAAGATCAGACAATGATGGAGATCGCAGAAAGTCAAAGTAGTCCTGCTGATAAGTATCAGCATTATGTTGCAGCAGCAGGAATAAAGCTGTTGAGAGACAGTATGAATAATTTAAAGGGGCCTAAGAATGTTCGAGAACTATCTGAGTTGGATCAACTCATACGAAGAAACTTAGGTCTAAATTCAAAAACTGGAGGAGGTGCTTCGAGTAAAATGCAGATTGATATTTCAATTCTCAATAACAAGAAAGCAGATAGGGGTGGAGGAACCGTAATAGACATTGAGCCAAATGATTAATAATTTTGAAAACTTTTCATGGGACTACGACCCAAAAGACGACCCGTATGCAAAGCGGATGAAGACCCCTTTGGATATTGATGCTGTCAAAGGATCAGAACAAACTTCTTATGCTGAAGTTATATTTTTTCACCAACTAGAAGAAGCACTCGTTGGGGTAGTCGAACACGCGAACGGCCCTCCTGTTGCTTGCTACAGCAGTGCAATCTCAATTGAGATTCTTAAAGAAGAGCATGGACTTTCAAAAGAAGATGCTCGTTTTGCTCTATCTCAACTAATCGACTGTGACTTAGGCCCGTCCGCTCCATGCTTTCTTGATACAAGTATTGTTGAAAAATAATGTCCCTGTTTAAAGACAAAGAATTGGTTCAAAACCCAAAAGTCCTGATCAGAGAAAATGATGAAAATGATTTTTCTTTTTCAGTAAAACAACTCGAAGGAGCTTTTTATAGAGTTGTCCCTAGAACAGGACGAGAAGTTTTTTTCCTACAGAGCCTTAAGAAAAATGTCTTTGTCTATGCTCCAGCAGAAGGAGATGGTTTAATCATAACTCTTAATTTATTTTGATCGTAGGAATAGATAATGGATTAGACGGAGGTCTATGCTCCATATCTAAATGCACAGGGGCAGTGATTGATAAGATCGTCATGCCTACAAAATGGGTGTGTAAAAAAAGAGAAGTAGATACCTATAAGATAAAGCAATGGTTGTTGGATCTACATACCCCGTTCACACTAGCTGTTGAGGAACCTTTAGCACACGCAAAAAGCTCACAAGCTGTAAGGTCAATGGCTTTGAGTTTTGGAAAAATTGTTGGCATGGCTGAAGCGTATGGTTACGATATCGAACGGGTGTCGGTTCATAAATGGCAAAAGGTTATGCTTGGGTTCAGACCTAAAGGCATGACAAAAAAAGTTGCCCTATCAAAGGCGCAAGAAATTGCACCCGAAGAATGTTGGATCAAAAATAAGCGGTGCAAAAAACCCCATGATGGAATGGTCGATGCCTTTCTGATTGCTCGATATTTATGGGAGTCAGAAAGAAATTGAAAAAACCAGTTGACTGAATAATTCAGATGGGGCATGGTCATCGCCATGAATCAACAAGCACATTCGGATAGAGGTCATGCCGAGTTCTCCCCAAGCTCTCTAAAATATTGTGCTGGGTGTGCTGGTTATCAAGGCAGAGAGGGAACAAACGCTGCCGCTGAAATGGGGACAAGGATTCATGAAGCAATCGAAATAGAAGATCCCTCTAACCTACAGAGCGAAGAAGAAGTTTCTATCTACGAAGAGATCATTTCAGATCAAACTGAGTATCTGAAGAATTATGCAGACTTAGAGCTGACTGAAAGTCACTCTGAAATCCTTTTGGACATAGCTCTGAAAGGAACCTCAACCTACGGCACTTGTGACCATCTCAGCATTTACGGTGCTAAGGAGGGAGTGTTGATCGATTACAAAACGGGTATCAGTAAGATCGACACTCCCAGAGAGAATTATCAGGCGAAAGCCTACACTATTGGATGCTTTCAAAAGTTTCCTGATCTAGAGACAATAACCTTTGTTTTCTTTATTCCGCAAAGAAATGAGATCCTTTCGGACACTTTTAACAGGGATGAGTTAGAAGACCTTATCACAGATATTTCTTCTGTAATCCTTGCAGCCGAAAGAGTTAGACCTAAATGGGATACAGGGACACCAGATATTCAAGACCTCACTCCCACAGTTAATTGTAGGTTTTGTAAGTACGAAGATGTATGCCCTGCGTTGGGTGGCTTAGTAGTTGAGGTTGCTAAAAAGATTAACCCACAGCTACCTGATGTAGACATAGACTCTACAGAAGACCCTGACGTAATAGAACAGCTTTGGGCAATACATAAGATTGTAACGAATTGGGCTGATAGATTTAAAAAGAGAGCGGTGCAACTTGCCCAAGATGGGATGGAGTTCCCCAACCTTCAACTGAAGAAGATGTCAGGAAGACGTAATGTTACTGACTCTAAAAAATTTGTGGAAATCGCTGCTGACTTTGGGATGGATAGTGAACAACTTCTTGAACACGTATCTATCCCATTGTCAAAAATAGCTAAAGGAATTGGTGATAAAGCTGACAGAGGTCAGAAACAAGCTAGAGCATCTGAGTTTATGGATAGATGTTTAGAGGAAGGAATCATAGAACAATCACCCGCAAGGCATACTCTGTCTTGAGGAAAACCAGAAACAAGAAACATAGAAACAAGAACTATGAGCAAAAATAAAGAAACGAAAGAAATGATCGCGAGTGCTACAACAAATGCACTGGCAGTTGGAGGACTCTCCGACACTCTTGAAGCAAGTGATATCGATATCCCTCGCATCAATGTTGTCCAGAAGACAAGTGATATTACTTGTCGTGATGGTGAACCTGCCCCATACGGGTCTATTGTCTTAGATAAAAGATTCATATTGGCGCAGCCAGAAGAGCCTATCAAGGTGACTCCTTTGATGGCTACCAAGCAGTGGAGAGAGGATATCCCTTTCGATTCTGATGAAGTTCCACGCATTGCAGGAACCATTGAAGAAAAAAATAAACTCGCTCTCGACAGTGATTACAACTTGTTAGAGTTTGCTGAGATTACTTTTTTGTTTGAAGGCGATGATGATGTTGAGGCGTTTCCATTGCCACTTGGCAAAAAGAACTACGCTATCGGTAGAATTAATGTAGCTAAAGATGCATACAGGCAAACCTTTAAGAGGCTTGCTACTTTTGCAATGTATAACAAAAAGACCCCACCACATGAAAGGGTTTGGAATCTGACAAGCACGGCGATTACAAGAGGTAAATATTCTTGGTTTGCTCCGTCTTTATCAATTACAACAGACGAACCTAGTGAAGAGGTTAGGTCTTTCGTGGAGGGCTTCATGCAACCATAATGAGTAAATTACTAACGCATCTTGAGGTGTACGAAACTGAGGTCGAAGCTATGAAAAAAACTATTAAAGAATTAGAGGAATCTAAGTCTAAGTTAGAAGTAGCTATTGCGGCCAATAAAATTCTTTTGGAGGGGCTTAAGAAAAATATCGAAGCCGCAAAGGAAGGAACAGAGATCGTTCACGT